TTATTTAATTAAATTAAGCATGAATTGTTGAAATTTCTCATATTGCGGCATGGTCATGGTACGTAAATGTCCACGTAATGCTGGAATATCATGAATTTCACTACGTTTGCTGGTGGTTTGAAAAAGATCTTGCTCACCGAGATAACATAATATTTGCTCTTCATGATGATAAATTAAATCACCGGTAAAATGTTGAAAAAAATCATGAAGTTTTAAAGTTAAACTTGGACTAATTTCTTTAGCTAACTGGTGCTGGTCAGTACCGAAGATATTGAGCTCTTGGTTAATCAAAATGTCAGTACTTTGCCATTCGCATAAGTATGGTTCAAAAAAGCGAGAACGTTGATTACTTACAGCAATACCTAAGGCTGGTATTTGAAAAATAAAAGCGCCCCATAAATCTTTATGAATCTCTTTTACTATTTTTTTATCGCTGTTTTGATCTTGAAGAATAGGTAAGTTATTTACATAGTGATATTTAAATAGCAGGACTTGATGATCGGTAATGCCATCATTCCATGTCACTGAAGCAAACTCGGTAATTTCATTCGCTTCATTGCCTCGATTAAAAAGTGGAAAGTGTTGTTTTAATTTGCTTAAGACTAAAATGGGTTGGGCTTGTATTGGAAGATAAACTGGTAACTGCTGAAACTTTAGGCCATAACGTAAAGCAGTCATACGCTGTTCTAAATAATGAATAACTTCAGTTAAAGGTTTTTGCGGTTCATAGAGCAAATAGGCGAGGAAACCAGTTAAAAATGCCCATAATAGACTCCAAATATATTGAATATGAGGATGAAAAAAATATCCAAATAATAGCGTCGTAATACTGCAAATACTTAATAAATACGACAGGGTATTCACAAAACGAAGGTTATGATCTTCACCCCATGGATGTAACGCGTTTAAGAGTTCTTGATCTGTTTGTGACTTTTGTCCAGCATCCCAAAGTCGGGCAATATTACGAAAGACTTGTGTGTTTTTTTTACGTCTTATATGAAGTGCTTGTTGTATGGTATCAATCGGCATGAAAGTAATGAGTTGATTATCATAAAGTGCTAACTCTAGATTATCTTTTAAATTGAAAGAGATAAATAGAAATACTAAGACTATTTTTATTTTAATTATAGATGCTGGGTTAAACCTCGAATTAACTTATAAGATTTAACCCAGCTTTAATTTTTAAACTTCTAATTTATCAATCAGCATTGCATCTCCATAACTAAAGAAGCGATAGCGATCTTTAACGGCATGTTCATAAGCAGCCAAAATATTTTCTCTATTTGACAATGCTGAAACTAACATGAGCAGGGTAGACTCAGGTAAATGGAAGTTAGTAATTAAACGGTCTACGATGCAGAACTCATAACCCGGATAAATAAAGATTTGCGTATCACCAGTCCATGCTGCGATTTTTCCGCCATGCGCTTGAGCTGCACTTTCTAAAGCACGTGTTGCAGTTGTGCCGACAGCAATCACTTTATTACCGCGTGCTTTAGTTGCCAAAATTAAATCAATAGTTTCTTGAGGAACATCACACCATTCACTGTGCATAACATGATTTGTAATGTCATCAGTGCGTACAGGCATAAAAGTACCTGCTCCGACGTGAAGAGTCACAAAGGTTTTCTTAACGCCTTTTTGGTCTAACTTTGCTAACAACTCTTCATCAAAATGCAAGCTTGCTGTTGGGGCAGCCACACTGGCAATTTTTTCTGGATTATGGAAAACCGTTTGATAGCGTTCAGTGTCAATTGCTTCTGCTTCACGATTGAAGTAAGGCGGGATAGGTAACTGACCATATTGCTCAAGTACTGGCAAAATTGGTTGTGAAAACTCAACAACAAATAAGTTTTCGTGACGGCCACGCACAATCACGGGAATATTGCCCGCACCAACAAAAAGCTCAGCCCCTGCTTTAGGTGAATTGCTCGCTTTAATATGGCAATACGCTGTGGTGTGGTTCAGCATACGCTCAACCAAAATTTCAATAGCACCACCTGTAGCACGTTTCCCTTTAAGTCGAGCTTTCATGACTTTGGTATCGTTGAGTACCAATAAATCACCTTCTTCGAACAGATCAATAATATCTGTGAACATATGATCGTGATATTGGCCCTTAGCATCTAAATGCAATAAACGCGAAGCACTACGTGTTTCGAGTGGGTAACGGGCAATAAGTTCATCGGGTAGTTCAAAGGAAAAGTCAGACAGTTGCATATTCAGGAAAAACACCGCAAAAATTGCGCCTAGTATAAACTTTTTCGCTTTTTTATGGCTGTGCTTCTGGCCTAAATCATGAAAAATGTTTAAATGATCTAAAAGTGAACAATAATATTCACTTAGGGTTTGACAAGTTTTGCAAACGCGCTAATATACGCAACACAAACATACTTCCTCTCCCGAGGTGGTGAAATTGGTAGACGCGGCGGACTCAAAATCCGCTGTCAGAGATGACGTGTCGGTTCGAGTCCGACCCTCGGGACCAAGATTCAGAATCTTATGATTCTCCAAAGCCCCAAGCCTTATATATCAAAGGCTTGGGGCTTTGTCGTTTCTGGCGTTTATGTTTTTTAACGGTATTTTTCGGGATAATTCGGTATAAGTCCCCACACGTTACCCACACAAGTTCAGGAGTAAAATGTACAGATCTATTTATCAGACCAAGAACGGTAAATGGCGTGTAGAGATTGGCTTTGATAAAAATACAAGGCCCACAAAAATTTGTGAGACTGAAGCTGCAGCTAAACGCTGGGCGAAAGAAAAAGAAAGAGATCTAATTTTAAATGATGCAACACAAAAGGCTATTAAAAATAAAATAGTTATTACGATGCGTGAAGCACTGGGACGTTACTCGGAAGAAGTATCTAGGTTTAAAGCTACTGGAAAAAAAGAAATGCAAAGGATCCGTTATTACCAGGATAATTTGCCCAACACCGATTGGCCATTAAGTACTTACAAAGGTGAGTTTTTAAAACAGTGGGAGAGTGCTGTCACTCAACGCACGATTAAACCTTTGAAGGCGTCTACCATATTGCGAGATTATTCGACGTTGTCTGCTTTCTTTAATTGGTGCCGGAAAGATAAAGGATGGATAGAAATAAACCCTGTTGAGAACATCCGAAAGCCTAAAAAGCCCGCTCACCGTGAACGCCGGACAGAAGTGGAGGAGCTACAAGCTATATTAACGGCTTTAAAATATAAGCCTGGAACTGTGCCAGTAACTAAAATGCAGGAAGTAGGCTTGATTTGGCTTATTGCTATGGCCACAGGTATGAGATCCGGGGAGATTGTGAACCGTTTACCAGAACATGTTTTTCTATCTAAACGTTATGTTCAGTTAGATAAAACGAAAAATGGGATGGCCAGAAAAGTACCTTTAGATGATTTTGCGCTGCAGCTTTGGTCGTTAGCTTTGAAAATTAATCGGAAGGGCAGTCCAAAAGTATTTACAGTGTCTGACTCTTCACGGGATGCACTATTTAGAAAAGCTCGTAAGCAAGCAGGATTGGAAAATGCAGATTTAACTTTTCATGATTCAAGACATGAAGCAGCTTCACTTATGGCCAAACGCATTAAAAATGCGCTGACCTTGTGTAAAATATTTGGATGGAAAGACCCTAAACAGGCATTGACATATTACAACCCGACTAATGATGAAATTTTAGATGAGCTCAATACATCAGTTGGTTTAAGTTGCTTAATTTTATGATTTTTAAGCTATTACCTCTAATAGCTTATTATAGTTACTTCTACGTCATTTATAAGTAAATGAGAAATGGAATCCTCTATGACTTGTGAGTTTAAGGGAATACTTGATGTCATAACTATTGAAGTTCTTGTTGGGCTTGTACGTACTCGAGGTTCAAAATCTATTTTGGCATTAGGATAAGCAGACTTAATCGAATCTTTAATTTTAAGATACGTATCTTCATCTAATAATCTAGAAAAAATCATTTCGCTCGATTTTGAAATCCCATATTTGGCTTTATTTTTATATATGAAATTATTTGGCGTATCATTTTTTATTGCCATTACAATTGAATTTATTGATGTTTCTAAATTATCAAGCTTATGTAATAAATAACCTTGAGTTGAATCTTGTTCTATTTGTTCTCTAAGAACTTTTGAAGTTGCAACTCTATATACTGGATTATCACTATTATCTTGATTCAATGAATTTTTAATTGCATTTATTAATTGAGGTTTTAAATCTTCTGCTCCGTGCATATCATTGGTATAAAAAATTGTTCTTTCTGCAGCAATATCAAATGGTAGAATCGTGCCTTGCTCAGCTAATACTACCACTGGTAATTTTGTACAATGACGTACAGCTAACTCATACATCACATTTGGGTTTAATTCACTTAAGTTTGCAATCACTAAATCGTCATATAAAACATGCTCTATAACTTGTCTAGTAATTGATCCTGTTTCTGAAATTCTATGAGCTACATATGTTTCAAATTCAAGTGATTCTAAAACAGGTTCAATAACAGCTCGTATTAATCCATCAGCAGCTCTTCGAGTAGGTGTATTATCCCCTCCAATTGGCGTGACAATAAAACATTTTTTTGGTTTATATTCAGTTGTAGGTTCAATAGTTTCAGCTTTTTTATTTGTCATGTTTAGGTAAGTTATATAGATGAAGTTACTAAAATTATAGAGAAAACTTTAAATATAAAAAGAGGCTTTTTAGCCTCTTGAGTTTAGCAGTATCTAATATTCGACTTATCAAAAGCCATTCCAAAGCTTATGACATCTGTTGCTTTCCAGCGCGGTACAGTTCTATCTCCAGTTGCAGAAGTCGGTAATTCACGACTTGGTGGAAAGTTTTCATTACTAATAATGTGCCGTTTGGTGTAGTCCAACGAGTATTTAAAATAACTAGCGATGTCTTGTTCATCCCACAGTTGGCACTCAATAGGAATGATTGGTTTAGCATCAATCTGCTTTAAAATTTTACGAAGCACTTTTTCTAATAAGACCTCTACATCCATATATTTACCCCTTTAAACTTTCAAAAGTTGAAATCCATTCTTCACGGTTTAAGCCTCGGTCAGCATCGCTTGGAAATATGCCAGAAATGAAGTAACCCGTTTCTGAAGGTGATTTCTGATAGCTTGAAGCAATGATTCTGACGAACTCACATCGCATGGCTTTAACTGCTGCATAGGCTTCATGTGCGATGGGGTGGGAAGGCGTAACGACACGTAGCTCATTTTCTTCTTCATCTACAAACGGTAAAGCATTTGGGCTTAGTTCTTCTGTGTTCATACTTGTGGTGCTCCATAGCTAGGATTGGTAAAGATCCAGCATTTCACTGTGTGAGAACGTTCTAAGCTGCTTGAATCATCGCCAGTAACATTCTTTACTTCATCGGCTGGATATTTGTTTGACCGCACTGTTTTATTCATTTCGATGAACTTGTAGCGACGGCTGTTACGTAATAAGTTTTTCATTTCTTTGATGTCGGGAAGTACCTGGTAATTTCGAGCTGCGACCTTGTAAACCTCGTTTAGATTTATAGCCACTTGTTGGGCATCAGCCTCATAATGGTTAAGGCTGAAAGCAGGGCTACGGCTACTGTTGAGGTATTCGTATGCATCCCAAAATTGCTCAACAAGAGGGTGGTCGCCATTGAGCTGATTAACTCTTTCTTCAGCCATTGCTAACAGCATTTCTTTAGCTGCTATTACTTCTTCAATTTCGATAACGTCTTGTAGAACATGTTTGGCCAAAGCATCGACTAAAGCCGAAACTTGTGCATGGCAAAGCGCAATACGGGTATGAGTAATGCCGTTGTTATGGAACTCGGTTTCTAACTCCTCGAGCTTTCGTGCATAGGTTTCTAAAATCTCTTTTTCATTGACTAGGCAATGTGTCATGTACGTGCACGTGTCATCGATATCTAAACGGTCGAGTTCATCGACAATTCGTTTAGTTTCTAAAGATTGGCCTTTGCGGTCGAAGTAGATGTGTAAAGTACGTGTCAGAATTGCTTCAGAGGCTTGGATTTGCGTGTTTTGGGAAATCATGATGGCACCACGGAATGGTGGCTCATATGTTTCATTACCTGCTGTTTTTAGGCCTTTAGAACGAATTGCACGACCGTTGTAGGCATCTTTTAGTTCGTCCCAACTAAACTTGGCTTTAGCGACTGCATTACCGTTTTGGTCATTACGATCACCCTCGATGAGAACCACAGGCAAATTAGAAATTTGGGCGAAGTTACGGTAAATTGCCACGTTGGTAGATTTGTTTGCATCAAAGCCTTCATAGTCTGCACGGCCAGATAGCTTCCACATAAACTCGATTAAACGTGATTTACCTGCACCGGCTTCACCTACGATTTCAATAAATGGAAATGAGCTATGCATTGCCCGGATCTGCTCTGCAAAGTATGAGCCTGTCCACCACGCCAGTGCGATTAAACCTTTTGCACCACGTACCCGGTAAAAGTCTTTCCACCAAGTCGGTTTGAACTCTTGTTTCGGGTTGAGTTTGATAGATGGACTACCGGCTAATGTTTTTAGCTCTAGGCGACCAAGCTTGTAGAAATCATGATCGTTTATGTGGATAACGTTACCCTTATACACAGCATGTTTTTCAAATATGTAGGCTCCATATTCTTTGGTGTACCCCATAAAATCTATTGTTTTCACTTCTCTGAGCCTTTCGGTGTTCTGCTTCATAAACGTTAAAAGTTGATGGTTATTGCCCGTCCACCAAGCTCCGACGTGCACAGACAGCAAACGTGGGCCAAATTTACCCGGTGCAGATATATGGTCTGCCGTAAAAGTCGCTTTCATTTCGTCTTCTGGAGTGGAGATCTGGAAGTAATACCAGGACTCGTCTGTTATTTCGTTTCGTTGGAAATAAAGAGGGGTGAGCTGGCGATTACATATTTCTGAAACTGCTGAACATTGCTGAAGGGCGAGTTCACGTTTTTGGCTATCGAGCAAGAAGTCTCGGTCTGGATCTGCTTCAATGCGTTCGAGTTCCTTGCTGTATTTGTCCATATCTAAATTGAACCAATACAACCGAAAGTTATGGTTGAAATAAAAGGTTCTACGTCGACCGTCATTGAAGTTGTAGATGAGTAAGCCAGCTTGCTCCGGAGTTTCTGCAATGTGCAGCTCTCCGTAGTGTTTATAGGTCTTACGGTTTTCACTGTGTAGCTGGTCACGCATGTAAAGGTCGTTCCAGTCCAAACCACCTGAAGGCGGAAGGGCAGCGGTCGAGTCCCAATGGTTTTGAACAGCTCTTAGGTGAAACTTACGGATAGACTTTTTGCCGGCTTTGTCATTATCAAATGCCCAGCGAATGCGTGGCTTTTGACGCCCTAACTCATGACAGCGGTCGGCAATTTGCTTTAGCATTTTTTCCGGATAGTTTTCTGTAGACATAGTGGCTATAGAAGGTTGGTCAGAAAGAGAGAGGGCTATCGCGTTAAAAATACCTTCAGTAACCCAAATAGATTGGGCATTACAGAGCTTGTCTAAATCATCTAGTGACCAAGCCAGTCCTTTATAGTCCCCCATAAAGTTAGCTTTTTGACGGCCAAAGCGTTCAGGGCGGTCTATGAAACGTTCCCAATAAACCCCTTCAGTAAGTTTGAAGCGAACGGTCGCTGTAACTTGGTCGGGGTATTTACGATCGTTTCTGAAAAGCTCTTGTGTATAGGTACCTTTTAGCCTTGAAACGTCAAAACCACGAGCATTAATTAAATATGCATCTGCTGCTGCATGAGGGTTTTCAGGTGTACGAGGGAAGTCTTTAGACCAGTCTTTAAAAAGGTCTTCACAAATTTCCTTTATGTGCTCTTCATATCCACATTTATTTAAACGACCACATTTCACTACACGTGGTGTTTCAGCATGGGTAAAGAGTTCCTTTTTCCCACATTGAGGACATAGACCTTCACGGTACCAGTCACCAACCTTTTTAAAGTTGAATAACTGGTTGAGTCTGTCATCAATGCGTCTTTGTAATACTGACATTTAAAACCACGCGTGATTATTGGTAACTGTTTGAGAATGTGAATATTTTGTTTGAGTTTGTAGCTTTGTAAGCATTGCGAATTGGCTTTGATTACAATTGCTTGTCTTTGCGCGGTTCTTGTAACTCGGGGTGATGCTTCACCATAAAATCACGGATGTAGATGGCAATTTTTGTGTCCTTTTCATACGCAATTTTCTTGAGGACTTTTAACTGAGCTTTGGTCCAGCGGACTTGAGTGAGTTCAGTGTGTTTAGGTTTAGTTTGAACATTTGATGTAGTCATGCGAAAATCACCATAAATCGTACTTAGATACTTAGTGGTATTAAATTTAGTACTATTTATGGTGATTTACAAGTGCTTTTAAGGAAAAAGTATGAAAAATGGTGATTTTTCTAATCGTGGTGAACGTTTAAAAGAAGAACGTAAGCGCTTGGGCATAGGTACACAAGATGAGTTGGCCGAGATCTTAAACGTTAAAAAGAACTCAGTTGTGCGTTATGAAAAGCACAATGCACCTTTAGACACTGACCAGTTAGATCTGCTTGAAGATCATGGGTTTAATATTGCTTATATTCTGTGGGGAGCTTCAGAACTGAAGAGCAGTGAACTGGCAGATGATGAAGCAAAGCTGATTCAGTTGTACCGTCAAACACGTGAAGAAATGCGTTCGGGGTTAGTCTCTATAGCTGAGACTTATGCAAATCAATTTAAATAAAATATGAAAAAATGAACATAACTGACTTTCAAAAAAAAATGATATGGGGTGTAGGAGTTCTATCTATTGTTTGTTTATGGATAGCTTTTCCATTTATTTTTAAACTTTTAATTGAAGCTTATAAATTTCCAAAGGACTTCACGGATTTTGGACCTTTTGGCGATATTTATGGAAGTTTAAATACGCTTATCTCATCCATTGCTTTATGTGCAGTTGCTTATTCGACTTATTTGCAAATTACTTCTTTAAATGAAACAAGAGTGACTAATAAGGAGCAATTGAAGTTAGCTGAAAAATCACATCAAGAACAATTAAACGAATCTAGGAATGCTATTTTTGCTAATCAGTTCTATTCATTGCTTAATTATAAAAGAGAAAAATTTAATAGTATTGTTCTAGAGTGTAGGAATAATGAATATCAAAAAGAAATAAAAAAGGCTAGCGGTTTAACAGTTATGCAAATTCTAACTACAGATTTTGTTGCTAGATTAAGTAGTAACCCACTATTTTTTGAAAATCTTAGCGAATCCGAAATACGTGACCATTTTTTTGAGGTAGGACGTCATTTATTTACGGATTCAATCAGTCCTGTTGTCTCTTATTTTTTTATCTATAAAAATTTGATTAATTTAATTAATGAATCAGAAATTTCTGCAAAAGATAAGGCTCATTTCTTGGATGTCCTTTGTAATTCTATGTTCCAAGAAGAACAAATGGTTCTATTTTGGATTGCACCTGTCTTCCCTGATATAAAAAGATTTATTGAGAATAGTTATATATTTAATCAAATTTGGTATGACGAGAGTTTAAAGAATTATGGTTTAAGATTTCATAAAATCAAAACTTTCCGTATTAGTGGTTGGGTAGAATTATTTAAAAAAAATGAGAGTGAAAACCCGACCTAAGTCGGGTTTTTTAATTCATTTGGCATGAACCGCGCGGTTAATGTTTACCACTTGGTGATGTAGCGTGTTGATGATGGCGCTAAATTCTTGTTCTTTTAAACCATCATCGACTTTCATTTTTGAAAAGGCAAAAAGTAAGTTTTGAAGGTTCTCAAGTGGATATTCAATTTCTTCCAGTATTTCTTCGGCCGTCATTTTCTTTTGGCTATTAACGTCTAGTGTTGAGTGCATTTCTCCCCCTGTCTATTGATCATGGGTCTATTTTCTTAAAATCTGCTTTGAAAATATAGATAGTGGCGACACGTTGTGTCGCTTATCTGTTTGATATTATGAAATTTTCCATAACATTAGCCCATTTCAGGTGCTGATATAGCGAGCTTTTTAATGTCGAAAACCATGCATCTCACCGTTTTATTGATGATCCCACTCTGTACAGGGTGGTTATGTTGCATAAAGACAGGGAAGGGAGCACTGCTTTGCATGAGGATGCTAGACAGTTGGTTTCGTGGCGGCAAACCTTCAATGCACTCGTAGATCTGCCCGAGATTAAACGCCAGTAAGTTGTGCTTACGGCTATGGTTGAGTTTATCTATTCCGTAGTTATGAACTGATGCCCAGAAGTCTTCTAGAGTTTTATTTTGAATGAGATTTTTAGACTCAAGCGTTAGGCAGTTAATGGGTAAAGTTTCACGGCACAGATTAGATTTGTTGTGCCAGATGACTTCAGCACTTTCCATGTAACCGTTTTGGTCATAAAGAATTTTACTGACCGTGTAGAGCGGACCACCAGACTTGAGCTGAACCACAGCACCTACATGAATTTGGTCATGGTTGCCTTGCGTATTGTAGAGCATGGCTGCCATGTGGTTAAAGGTGTTGATATAAGCTTCTTTGATTTGTGCTGCTTTGGCACCTGTAAAACCCATGACTAAGAAAATAAAACCGTCTTTGGTCATTTCATAATATTTAGATTCGCGGGTTGCACCATTCCCAATTTCAACTGTCTGAACATGAGCGCAAAAATGCGCTGATGTAAATTCAGGAGAACATTCTAAACTTTCTATTTTTCGTAATACGTCTTTGTGCTGTTTACCAAAAAGCTCGGCCACTTTGAGGCTAGAAGTTTTGACTTGCTCGTTTTGAATAAATACAGCATCTTCAACATAAGTGACTGCGTTCATAGCTATACTCCCAATTTGTTAGATTGAGAGAAATGATACAGAGCTTGAAGTGGAAACAAAGGCGCACAAGAGGTGTGCAAAAGGCGCGCAAAAAATTTATTCATGACTTAGGCTCCCCAAAACAAAGTTGAGAAGGTAAAGCCGGCAATACTTAGGAAGATTGCAGCATCAAATATGTTTTTGATGAGTTTTTGACGTTTGAGCTTGTGCTGGCGTTTTTTGAATGCAGCCAAGTCTTTGACTGGAGTATGTTCCTGAACGGAATTTTGAGTAGGGGCGTTCTTGAAAGCGAATGAGTTCATTTGCTATTCCTTGTATCAAGCTTAATAAAACCTGACGCCATTACTTCCTACGATAATGGTGACAGACTGAACAGGAGTAGGAATTACCGTGATACAAGAAACGGCCAGCCGAAGCTGTCCTGTCCAGCCTGCCATGAACAGCAAAGCTGAATTTTACGCAAAAAAATAGCCCGAAGACGGACTTTTATGCGTCTTGTATCTGTTTTTCAGGTTCCTACGCCTGACTAAAAAGACTTATGTCTCTCTAGCGTTTTTACAGTAGCTTAGATACTATTACGCGTCAAGACTTTATAATAATTTTTGGGGTGGGAATTACATGTCAACTGATGAAGCTACAATTAAACTAACCGAAATTATTAAGCAGCAAACAGATGAACTTAATCAAAAAATAGAAAAAAATGCAGAGATTCAAAATGGTCTTTTAGAGAATATTCAAAAGACAATTGATTATTTTTATGAGTTGAAAGACGGTAATCATATTAGTGAAGAAGCAATGACTAAATATCCTCTTCATTTAGATAACTGTAAACGTGGTATTAATAACTGTATAATTCTTGCAGAAAGATTAAAAAGTTATGTGTCAAGTGTTAATGAGCACCATGAAGACTTAAGTTATATGGAGTCATTGAATTTAACTTTAACTAGTATGATCAAAGAATATGATGCCTATAATTTCTATAAATTGCCTAATGAAATTGGAAGTGCAGAGGCAAGTTTAATAATTGGTGAAAATTTTATAACAAATTACACTACTGAGAAGAAAAAATTTAATCAAATAATTGTCAAAGAAATAAAAGAAATGTTGGATGAGGCAGAAAAAGAATTAAGAGACTTTAAAATTTTAAAGAATATTTTAAAAAATTTAAAAACTGAAGATTATTATTCAAATGAAAGTAAAAAGTATAAAATAGCACATTATATTTACTTAGGGCTTTTTTTAGTCACTCTTATTGGTGCTTTATGTATTTCAGCATATTCAATTTGTGCTGAACCTATATACTTTCTAGATAATTTTGATTATTGGTTTTTAAAAATATCATTTATTTTAGTTGTTATCACATTGGTTTCTTTCTTTATAAAGCAATCATCTCATTATCAAAGTTTAGCTGATCAAGCCAACCAGACTCGGTTGGAAATACAAGCATTTCCAACTTTTGTGACTGGAATTGAAAAAGCTGATGAAGTTGCAATTCGCAAAGAACTCGCACTTAAATATTTTGGACGTGAAGTTGATAAAACTGCTCATAAAGATATGGGTAATTTAGTTTCTGACCAAATGAAAAGTACAACTGAAATGGTTAAAGCTACAACAGAAGCAATTAAGAATTTAAAGGGGTAAATAAGACTAAAGATACAGATATAACCTTTTAAGAATTAAGAAAAATATAGATTATCAATAGTATCTTGGATACTATATAGCCAACTTTATTTTAATAATAAAATGAGATTGGTGCCATCATGGAAGTTGATTTAAATCGTATAAATTTCAATGCGAATCAAAGTAAATTAGGTAATTTGTTTTTAGGTTTTTTTGAGGGTTTGTTCTTAGATGGTCGTGTGCGTTTACAGGAAATTGAAGCCTTAATTAAATGGGTAGAGCAATATCCAGAAGCTGTAACAGTACCTCATTTTGAACCGCTTTATCAGGTTCTACTTAAAGCAGCTGAAGACCCGCAGTTCTTATTAGCGAATCACCAAGAAGTTCAAGCACATTTAGATTTATTCAAAAACTCAAAGTACTTTAAAGAACATACTTGTGATGTCCAAAGATTACATGGCGTGTTAGCAGGTTTGGCCTGTGATAGTGATTATACAGATGATGAGGTATTAGCTTTAAATGCTTGGTTGGATCGTCATGAATATCTGAAAGATGATCCTATCTATAAAGAAATAATTCTTGCTTTGAATCATGTACGTATTTTAAACCGTGTTAGTAGTGATACAAAAGAAGTTCTACGTTTAACGTTGGCTAAATATATCCAGCTCAATAATTTTGGTTTACCACAAGTTAGAGTATCTAGCTCTGAAGATAATAAAAATCCTGATTTCTACCATGGCAACGTTGAAATCATTGGCAAGACCATTTGTTTAACTGGTGCATCTGCTCGTTATAGTAAAGCAGAATGGAAACAGGTGATCGAATCACAAGGTGGTATTTTTAAAGATGATCTCACCAAAACTGTTGATTATCTCGTGATATGTAATAAGGGTAATCCTCATTGGGCACATATGAGCTATGGGCGTAAGTTTGAACAGGCTCTGAAGTGGCAAAAAGATGGAGCGAATATTCGTATTTTAACTGAAGATGATTTTGTGAAAGTATTGGGACAGGAGTAATGCATATTTATTATTACTGTGTGATGACTTAAAAATCGATGTTTAAAACTTTAATTTGGTGAGTATCTTAGTTACTATTAAAATGTAAGATAAAGATATTTATAAGGGCTAGTAGTATAATGATAGAAATGATTGAGCAAGATGGTTATTTGTCTACTTTAAAAGAAATGAGTCCAACAAGTGGCGGTATCTCTGCAAAAACATATTTAGCTGAAGTTCTATGGCCAGATGGTGAAGTCATTGAATCATTTGTTAAACTTTTTCCTGTAAATACTCGAATTAAAGAAATTATTAATGAAAGTTTTGGTTTCTTGCTAGCTAATTCAGCCAATTTGCGACAATCAAGTCGTGCAGCTTTGATCAAGCTTGATGTAAGTGAATTTTCTATTGATACCTCAACGGATAGTTTTGCTCAGACCAACGGTTTTGTATATGGATGGGTTACATCAAGTCTTGGCGGTAAAGATCTAAAAAAGGTCTATCTTAAGAATCCGCAGGAGATTGCTAATGATGAAGCACAACAGATTATTTCATTACTCGATTCTTGGCCGAACTTTAAATCTTTAGTTGCTTTTGATGATTGTATTGGGAATATTGATAGAAATATTGGGAATCTAATTTTTATTAAAAAGGATGACATTGGAATAATTGATCATGGTCAAATTTTTGGTGTAATTGATTGGCAGTATGAATCAATCGACCCAACATTCAATTGTACAAACTACATGCTCAATGCATTCAAAGCACAATACAATGGAACAATTATCCACCCTGCTATTTATCAACCTATATTAGATGTTGCTGCTAGAAATAGCAGTTTTTATGATAAAGACAAAGTAGATATTCATGGTTGTATCACTCATATTGATCAAACAATAGGTAGCAATTTAGATAAAAAGATTGATGATTTTTTCAATTATTTTGAAGTACGTTTTGCTACCATAGCAACTCGTTTGCCTCATGCATTAGCTGCTTAAATAGGTAGATTCATATGTCAAATATAATTAAAGGTGAATGGTCACTTGTGCAGTGGAACCCTGATATAGCTACTGAAGAATATCTAAATATTGGTGTTTCATTTAAGCACAATGGTAGAAATTACTTCAAAATGCTTGATAGTTTCAATCGCGTAAATTGCTTATATGATGAGGATACTGTACAGCATCTTCAGGATGTTATTGAATTATCTTTAAAAGCTTTTAAAGGAGATAATTTTTATTTTTCAGACCAAATTCGTTTGATAGATAAAGGCTTAGCTAAGGGCCTTAATGAAGAAAAGATTCTGGAAAGATTGTACACTCGTGTTGTTACTTTAGGCAAAACTCATGCATCAAAGAGTAAAGTGAAGAATGATTTTAAGTACATTAAAAATGAGCCATTCTTAAAACGTGCTACAACTAACCTCAGACAAAAAATTAAAAGTAAAAATGAATATAAGCATTTATTAGATCTATTCCCTGAAGATAGTTATTTAAGAAAAAATAATAGTGATTTGTATGTGCCTATGCGAAGTTCTTCTAATTACGGAAGTTTTGTTTCTGTCGTCACAAACAATGTAGATACCATCAATACAAATTACTTGATGTTGGCAACAGATCTTTTAACAGCATCTCAATTAGATCAAAAAGGCGCAAACTTTTTTGTTTTAAGACCTTCTGCAGAAGAGTTGAAGAAGTTAGATGAGGAAAAGGTTGATGAAATTGGAGAGACCTTAGATAAATTAGATTTCAAATTTAAAGGCTATAAGTTTAATATTGAAAGTGCAGATTCTGAAGAAGAGTTGAATGACAAAATGTTATTTTGGCTAGGTGAAGAAGCTGCATGATTTTTGAAATTAACCTTTTAACACAGCTTAAAAGGTTAACTAAAAATAATATAGAAAACAGATCAAGCAATATAGAAGTTTGGTAGGAAACTTTTAAGACAAGGTATTTACCGTAAAATAATAAAGCCCCATTGAAGGGGCTTGGCGTTATGCGACAAGATATAAGAACATGGAACTACTTAAAATAATGCCCATGATCATGCCGATTAAGATCGGGTATAGCTGCATTTATTACTCCCGTATGGATTTGCTGATTTAACTTGAGTTGGCTTTTGTTTTGGAGATTTTCTTCCTTATAAAAAGCCTTCATTTCACGGATGTATCGAGTAAATTGATAATCTAGGATCATCCAAAAAATAATGAGGGCTAAAACAAGAATAACGATGAAAAAGATTAGAAAATTTGTCATTTAAAAGTACCTTTTTGAAAGTTTTTCTTGTGTGTTTTTACATTCAACACAAAGGGTTACAGAACCATAGCGCTGACGCTCAACAGGAATATCATTTCCGCATTCTTCACATTCAGTTAGGGAAGGACGGCTAAAGTCTTTAAGTTGAATTTGGACCTGTTTAAGTTGTTGTTCTTGAGCAATATCAATTTTGTCTGTCATGCGTGCTCCATTTTCCAAGTACGGTCTGGAGTAGGTAAATTAATTTCAGGATTAGGATGAGCTGGAGGGGAAAGCTGGATCTTTAATTCAAAGAATCCTTGAGCAGTAAAGCCACACTCTAAGTTTTGACACTGTCCCTGAAATGAACGGAGTAAAGGATTAAGTTCAGTACTTGAACGGATTGAAAAGGGTTCACCGCAGTGAGGGCATTTATAACGGGATCTTGGTCGAGCCATTTCGCTACCTGTTGGTTTAATTATTTACGATTTTATAACAAAATCACTATAAATAGTGATTTATAATAATTGTATCGAAAATTGATTACCCTTTTGTCCTTGCTTCCCCAAAGCAAGGATTTTTTTTATTTGCCCTTTTTAGCTTTATCTATTCGGGCTTGTTCTCTTTTTAAAGCAATAGTCGCTGTCTTTTTTGTTTTATAAATTTTAATGAGTTTTAAAGGATTGCTTTGATCACCCGAAGTAAGCTTCTGGTCTTTCCCATTCTCACGATAAAAAACGATTACTCCGGTGTAGTCGGCATAGTTGCGACCGGTCCGTTTTTTATTTTGTTTTTTTAATTCTTTATCTCCCTCTTTATCAGGCTCAAAAAGAGTTGAAACATCATCTGCATTTGGCAGCTGTACCTCTAGCTCAACACTCGTTGTAAACCCTCCGTCAGTTAGATTATGAGTGACGTTGGTGCCCAGCCATACGATGTCATCAATTTGTGGTTTTAAACCAGTAAAAATAAACTCTTGTTCCGGGATAAGTTCGGGTTGGCCAAAGGCAAAGGTATATGACAATTTCTGAGATGTACGTTTGCACCGGTTGAATTCAGCTTGTGCCGCTAATTCAGCCGTTTTTTTATCACGGTGAACGTAGCGGATCTCTTTTAAATTGTCTTCATTGTCACCAATCACTACATATAGCTTTTTAGATTTACCAGCATCGTAATAGAATGCTTTAACACCTGTAATTCGATCAGTACCGGTACCAGTCGTGTAATTGTGGCCATCACCATCAGATCTAAAAATTTGGGCGGTAGGAAGGGGTAATCCAGAAGCTGTTTGACTGGCTCCACGTGGCAATAAAATTAAGTGACCATTTTTTACCGTAGCAATAGCATCATGTTCGTCTGCTATCCGGGTAATCAGATTGGCATCACTTTCGTTTTGAGCAATGTATGAAATTACTCGGTTGGCCAGTGTGTTATGCACAATTGTTTTAAGCGCATATTCTGCACCAACGGTTTCAAAAATCATCTGAATTGTTTTATTACTAAAGCTACGTTCACGCTTTTGTTTTAAACCTTCAGATACATCATTACTGAAGGCCGAAATGCTTAAAACGTCTGGTGCACCGCGATGAGTGACGGATTCAACTTTGTATTTCCCTTTGTCCACCAAGCCCGTATTTGACCAGCCAATCCACACCTGAATAATTGCGCCTTCAGGAGGGATTTCTAATTGTCCATCTGAATCATCAAGATCAATATTCACCGAGTCCACAACAAGACCACGATTGTCTTTAATACTGAGTGAAATTAAGCGGTCGACGACAAGTGGGGAGATGTCATTACCATCTACTTCTAGGCGATAAATTGGGAAAGGATATTCAGTTTCAGCCTGATATGAATCAGCTGCTCCATTTAGTTTATTTGTGATCTGATTAAGCATTTATATCAACCTGTTTACCGCACCACCAGCCATGCCGATGAGTGTGCCGAGTAGCGTCGGTTTCCATTCCTTAACGATTTTTAGTGTCAGGCTAAATTCGGTTTTACGTGCTGCACCATCTTTAAAGAAATAGGTTTTTGTCTCTTCCATATTTTCAATAATTACTAGACCGTAAATCTTGCCGGTACCTTCAATTAAGGTGTAGGCCATGCCTGTATCAGCCATACGACGGACTTGATCTAGTACAACTCGGTTATAGGTTAATTCATGGTAGATTTCCCCCTTCAGGGTAATGGTATCTTCACCTTTTCCCGTGAATTGATAAGCCGGGGTAGAACCTACCCGGCTATTGCTTGGATGTCTCCAATTAGTTACACGTTGCAGTTCTTGATATGCAGCTGTTCGTAATGAAAATACGAACAACCCTAAAGCCATCATCATTTTGTCTACTCCGTATCAGTTAAGAATCTACGACGAGCATCGCGTTCTTCTTGTTGGAGACGTACCATTTCAGCTCGTAATGCACGTGCTGTTTCACGTAAAGGTTGTCCGTGCTCTGCTTTAATGGTGATTTGAATTGTGTCGTTACTAATGTAGCTGCCACCGAGTTGTGCCCGGATCGGTGTCACTTGTGTAACCTTTGCAGTAGTACCGGTACCAATTACATTTTGCGTAGCTTGCTGTGTAGCTCTAACAGGTAAGTTATGGTTCTGTGAAATGCCTAAGGCCATGCCCTGCATTGTGTAATCACCAATGCCCATAAACACACGAGAAGGGGAATGGATTCCTAGAAGATTTCGGGCTTTTTCAATAACACCGGTTACGGCACTGGAGAGAGCGGTTTTGACCTCACCGATTTTAGAGAGAATCCCATTTTTTAACCCGGTTAGAATCATAGCCCCCAACCCTGTGAATTTCGCGGGCAGATCTACACCGAACCAGGACAAAACTTTTGAAAAAGCAGCATAAAAAAGTCCAATAGGGGACCAGTTAATAATTAAGGCAGATACGCCTTTAATCCCGCCATTAAAGGCAGTTTTAACTGAATTCCAAATGCCAACAAAGAATCCTTTGATAGGTTCCCAATTCTTATAAATGAGATAAGCAGCTCCAGCCACAGCTGCAATAACGCCAAGGATGACTAAACCAGCTGGAGAGAAAATGGCTCCTAATGCACTAAACCCAATCCCTAATGTGGAAAAGGTCATTTTGAGCATAGCAAGTGGACCAAGTAGTGCTAAAACTCCAAGTGATAAAGCGCTTATAACAGCAATGATAGCTATGCCACCAACAGCAATTTTTACCAGACTTGAGGCTAATGCAGGGTTGCGTGATGCCCAATCTTGAACAACTGTCATCACAGAGGTGAATTTCCCAAGCATGGAATTAATTGGTGGTAAAAGTACATTACCAATATTGATTGCTAGGCCCGCCACTTGGTTCTTGGCTAATTGGATATTATTGGCCGTAGTTGCTGCACGTGCGGCGTATTCGGCTTGCATTGAACCAGCGTATTTAGATTTATCTCCTACCATTGATAGGTTTTTCTCAAGGGCCTCCATGTTAGTAAGTAAGGGGGCAATGGAGCCTAAAGACTCAGATCCAAATAATTCTTTTAAGGTGGCAGCCTGTTTATATTTATCTAATTTTGAAATTGCTTTTATTACTTTTAACGTTGTAGCTTCAGCATCAGTTTGCATGTCTTTAGCAACTTGGCCAGCATCTAAACCCAAATCTTTATAAGCAGCTCTTTGGCCTTTAGTGGCAGATTCTCCTGCAACTAAAGCAAGCATCATATTTTTAATGCCGGTTGCTGCAATTTCTTCTGCAACACCCATTCCCCGGATAGTGGCACCAAGTGCTGCAATAGATCCAGACGCAAAACCGCCAACCTCACCAAGAGGGCCAATACGTTGAACAATATCCATGATGCCTTTTGCTGCAGCTGGAGTGTTATTGCCTAAATAGTTAATTTTGTCAGCAAGTGAGACGACTTCTGTTTGAGACATTTTAAAAGCTGTGCGCATTTCAGCCATAGCTTGACCAGACTCTTGAGCAGAAATATCAAAAGCAACACCCATTTTTACTGCAGATTCTGCAAAACCAAGTAGCTCATTTTTGGAGATTCCTGATTGGCCACCAGCTGCAACAATAGCTGCAATATCCTTGGCAGCCATTGGCAGTTTGGTGGATAGCCGGATAATGTCATCACCCATGATTTTGAATTGTTGAGGGGTTTCAAAATTGACGACCTTTTTCACGTCAGCCATTGCAGATTCATAATCAATTGCCAGGTGTACCGGAATAGCCATTGCAGCTGCACCAACACTGGCGACCATTAAACCTTTCTTGGCCAGATCCGAAGCTTTGGCCATACGTCCTTGCATCTGCTCATACTGCTTTTGGGCTTTTTGGTGACGCTCTAGAGATTCTTTTTGTTTGTTAATTTCCATCGTTGTGAGATGGATTTTATTCTTCAGCTCAGATTCATCATCAGCCAGTTTGTCAACACTAATCCCAGCCTGGTTAAGTTCACGAACTAAAGCCGTCATTTCTGAGCCTTGATTTTTTTGAGCTCCTTTCAGGCGTTTTTGTGCAGCTTCAGCACGTGCCAGATCCTTAACCATCTGTTGGGTAGGGGCACCAATATTCATGGCCATTTTGAGCTGTTTAAGGGTTTCTTTATTTTGTTCAATGGCCTGTGTAGTTTTTTCAGATTGTTCTTTAAGCTGTCTGAAGCCAGAAATTTTACGTTGTTGGGCTTCTAGTGCCTTCAGTTCAGATGAAGTCTTTTTAAAGGCATCTGATAAGGTTTTAGAGCCACCAACGATTGTTTTTATAGGGCCAGATAATTTATCAACTGCATTAAATAGGACTTCTAATTTTAAAGCTGCCATTGGTGGACTCTAATTAGTTAGTTTGATTTCTTTTGAGTGCTCTACGATGCCATTTGCTCAATTCAACTATATCCATGTCATCGTAAGTACTTGGTGGCCAGTGAAAGATGACGGCAATATTAGCTATTGCCTCATCTACATCATCGACCAGCTCTAGGCTGTCTGAGCCTTGATTTCCTTCTGTAAGGCTTTCGGGTACAAAAAAGTGACCAAATGCCCTCCTAAATTGGCAAAATCTACAGGGTCCATTTGGTAGATCTGCTGAGGTGTCAGTGCTGGGGAAGTAACACGTGGAAGGACTTTACAAAGGGCATCTACGTCATGCTGGTAAATAGCCTGAAGACTGGTACCACTTAATGCCTTTACACCCGGTTTACGAATAGTGATTTGGGTAATCATTTGTTCACCCATGCGGATAGGTTCTTCTAAAGTCACCACTTCTTCATTTGGGTTTCTGATTTGTTCCTGGTTAATCGCTTGATCAATTTGATTCATGTGGAAATATCCTAAAAGTTAAATAAAAAAACCTTCTGCAATACTGGACTACAGAAGGGAAGGGAACTTATAAACCAATAGCACTACGCTGTTTTTCAAGGCGATCAACGCCACCGATAATTTCTTTGAAGCCTAAAATGTCAATTTCAGCTTCTACTACACCGTTGACGGTTAATTTGTAATAAACACAGTTGGTCACGACTTTATGTTCTGTGTCTTCACCTGGTTCAGAATCGCCACCATCAATTTCTTCATGGCGACCTTTGACAACTACTTCTACGGCATCAACCTCACCAGTATCGTCACGTTGGTATGCGCCAGCAAAACGGAGATAAACACCATCAATTTTTTCCATACCAAATTGACGAAGTGTAAGGAGTTCTAAACCACCGAATGTCGATTCAAGAACAAGTCCATCGTCTGACATACCTAAATCAGTTTTTACAGTACCGTTCATACCACCACCACGGTAGCCTCCAGTTTTACGGGCTAACTTAGGAAGTACGACTGTTTTAATTTCGCCTAAGTAGCTATTCCCCTCATTAAAGAGGTTCATGTTTTTAAGTTTGCGTGGTAAAGCCATGCGTTAAGCTCCTTAAGCGTTTACAGATGCAACAAAGTTAGCGAGATAACGATCAGTGATACGTTGACGGAATGTCAGATCTTCTAACGGTGGGACAGGGGTGTAATCGTAATCAGTGGCCAATTTCCCAACCTTTAACGTATCCGGAGTATTTGCTTCCGGATCGAACCAGGCGTCACCACCAATGAGGTATTTATTACGTGTGAGTTCACGTAGTTTGGCTTTTTGACCTTCAAGAATGTCCGTGACTAATGAACCATGAAGAGGTAAATCATTTGCCCACATGTGTGCTTCAGCCATGGTGTCAGCCAACACTTGAGCTGTACGGGTGTAGTTTTCAAATACAAATAATGGATCATCCGAACAAGTACGAGATCCCCAAAAACGAAAGCCTTCATGCTGAATTAAAGTAGTGACTTCATTACTGTTGAGATAACCAGCATCAGTTGCCGGATCCTGAAGATCCCATGTCACATCTGCATCAATACCGGTAACACCAGATACTGCTACGTTTGAAAGGGTTTTATGCCAGCCAATTTCGTTATCAATCTTTGCACGTAAACCCAAAGCAACAGCTACAGCTGGAACAGTTTCTGTTTGAGCGGTTGTCGTATTAAACGCTACAAAGTTTGGCCAAATGATCATGAGTTCACGTGCAGCAAAGGCTTCACGATACGCCACAGCTTCTTCTTTGGTTTTACAGCCCCATGCATACGCATAAGCCATAGCACGCAACTTTTTAGCAATAACAACTAATTCAGTAGCAACTGGCTGAGTATCAAGCCCTGGTGCACCTAAAATACGCGGTTGAACACCTAATTTTGATTTGGCAACAAGTAAAGCTTTAAGGCCTGTATATTTACCTTCAGCAGTTACAGTACCAACGACGTTTGCAGTTTGAGTTGCGTCATCAACTGCAGTTGGTACACGGACCACGACACAAAGAGCGTTAGTTTGGTTGGCCATATTTTGAAGTGCTTTTGCTAAAGTCCCGTTTTTACCGGCTTTAGCTACTGCAGCTTGTATATTTGTAATTAGTACTGCTTGGTTTTCTGGAAATACTAAAGGGTCTGCATCATCTGCAGTTGCAACGAACCCCGGAATTGCAGTTGCAATGGTTCGGATTGGCCGGATCCCATCATTGAGTTCAAGGACACGGATTCCGTGGTGGTATTGATCTATAGCCATAAAAAAGCCTGTTAATTGAGGTTTTAATTCAACAAACAGGCTTGCATGACTAAAACAAAAGGTTAAGTTTCTTGGTCTGTGAAAATAGTTTTTACATTGGAGCTATTACTTGAACTTTTATTTTTACAAAAGACATGTATAGGACTTTATAAAACCACTATTGTCTTAGCTTTATTAAATGAGTTTCAAATTATAAAATTTTTAAAAAACCTCTATGATGTCTACCAGATGCACTCGCATATGATATTAATGTCGTACTAGATAAAATTCTATCTGCGGAACCATAATTGGGAACAGATATAGCTGAATAACCACTTGCTTTAATTTGATATATATCTCCATTTTTAACTAGTCTTACTGAAGGATTAGTAAAATGTTTTTTAAAAGTAGAATTATATCTGTCATCAAATAATGAATTATCAGGAATTTCTGCAAAACTGATTAAACTTCCCCCAATATATACATCGTCAATGTTTCCTCCACCCAAAGGGGCCTGTATAACTAAAAGAATTTTAAACGTACTAGCTCCAAGGCAAACAGCGCCAGAAGACATATTTTGAGCTAATATAATTAATTCAGCTGTGTGTGATCTTCTTGAAACTCCAAAAGGGATGAATCTTTTTATATCTGAAACACTTATCTCAGAAATAGTGAATTCATTGTTAGTTAAATGAGAAGTAGCTAAATATTCTTTAGCACTCCTTTCAAATGAAACTCCTGCAGTAGCTGGAGATGTTGGGATACCCATTTGAGCATTTTTATGTACACCAGCAGAACCACCGTTTCCAACAGCAGTTTGTATTGCTCCATGTGTGACAATTTGGTAGGAATTAGACCAGTTATTTTCCATTGTTGGAGGAGCAACTAAACCGGCTGTTGAATAGAATGGTTCCAGTCTGATATCAACCCATTCCGTATCAGTTTGTTGGGCAGTCGTTGCACCAAAGGTATTTCCATTAATTGATAATCCTGAATGGCTACCACCACCTGAAATTTTTCGAAGATCCATGTGACATTTTAAAGTTGAAGCATCTTCTAGAGTATTACCTTCCAAATAATTATTATGAATTGATCCGCCTAAAATTGCCCCTAGTTTTAAGAATAAGCCGCCTCCCTCAAAAAGATTATCAGTACATCTAAACTGTGTAAGAGCTGGATCGCCAGGTCCATCTATATAAAGTCCTCCATAATTATTCTCACACAAGTTATCATTAAATTTAATATTAAACCCATGTTTTGCATCAATAATACGATGACATTGAGCAAAGTGATTGTCTAACATCCAGAAGGATTGTAAATATCCATTTGGATAGAGAGATGATATTTTTTTTCTGTAACTATGGACAACTTTTTTAATACTTTTAAACCCATTACCTTTCACAATAACATTATACAACCTGTCTCCATTAAATATTATAGAATCCGAACCCACACCAATATAGTTTGTATTTGTTGCAAAAATTTTTGCAGTATATAAATTTTCTATAGATGTTGGATTCGTTAGGCTTCGAGCTGAGGTATAAAGCGCTTCACCACCTTCAACATAGACATTGGCCTTATCTGAAGTAATTGTCATTACTTTATCATCTGTATTTTTTACAGTTGGAAAGCCCAATACCCCACTTATATAATAATTACCAAAACCATAATTCAGGTTTCCATCAAATGCATCTATATATCTTTGGCAAGCTAAAATATTATTGGTTGGTTTAGGATTTACAGTTCCATCTTCTAAAATATAATCACCTATTCCACCGAAATGCTGAATAGAAACATTATTATCAAGAAGAGACCATACTCCTGCAGATACTTCAGAGGCTATTACCGTGCCACCATTATCTTTTAAATTAGATAGTTGACTATATTTATACTTACCTGCGCCAAAGCCTAAAACTGTATGACACGAAGTTTGAACAATTTGTCCATCAAATTTAGGCTTAAATATTTTTAATTGATTAATATTGAGGACAGTGTCAATTTTACTTTTAATCGAAGTATCTAAGTATTCTACTGTAGCTAAAACTATATCTGGATCAATTACTAATTCAAAATTACCCGTATTATCTACTTGCAAAACAATGCGAATAGTTTGAATTTTAGCTGCGCCTTCTTCAACTGTTGGTTTATAAGTGGGAGGATAGCTTGCAACAGCCAACATGATATAACCTGTATTATCATATAAAGCTACTTCACGGATATTAAATCCGCCAACTGCTGAAGGAATAATAGCCTCACAAACTAACCAATTAGGATTTTTATTGTGTACTTCAACTTTGTTAATCCCAACACGATAAACTTCATTCACTAGTGAAGATGCACTTTCATTAGGTTCAGGGATATAGCCATTACCATCACCAAAAGCCATGTAAGTAATCGGTACTTTTGAACTGTTATTCATTGCCGCAGTTATCGCTGCCAAGCCTGCTGTCGTAATCTTAGTGTAATAACTCATGTTTGAGCTCCAAAGGGATAGATTTCTGTTTCTGTTTGTTCAAAGAAAGCCCAAATAGGAACTGCCGAAATCATTGCATCCTGAACTTCTGGGAAAATGGTGGTATCGTCACCGCTATAACAACCTGCTAAGGCATAGATTTGCGCATAGTTTGGTGTCACATTGATTTGAATATGTTTGCAATGGCGTGTTAGTGGACGTGCATCATCGATCAACTGAAGTAAGGTATTCAGCCCTTGTTCGGTTAAGGATTGATTGTTGGTATCAATAGCGATCTGAAATGTGCCAGGTTCTGACATTGGTATTTCTTGCCACCATTCATAAATGGTGAGGCTATATCCAAACGCTTCCACAATTTTACGCAACGCATAGTTAGTTCCTTTGTACTTATGAACTTCAAAACTTGCTTTAATCTGCTGTTTTTTGACTTCTTCCGGCCAGTCTTGTTGCCAACGATCAACGCTATTTTCCCAAGCTAAATGAGGTAAGAATTGGCTTGGTACATCATTTAAGGTAACAAGACTGCGTAAATTCGCAGGCAGATTTGAGTTGTTGCCAAGTTCTTCTGCAACTTTACGTTCAAGCTCGGTACTGTTGGGAGGAAGTAAGGTTTTCATTAACCCTCCGCAATGGTGACATTCACACCAGTACAAAAAGATGCTTCAAATGCAGTGACCAATACATCAGAAGGTGGGCTGATCAATTCAACATATTCAACACCTGATACATGCAACTGTTTAAATATGGCTGACAGATAAATGCTTTGACCAATTCGTTTAGGGGATCTGGTAAAGGCATTAATATTAGAGATAGCTTCTTCAAGCAGTGGATCTGTTTCAGGCAAATTATTGTGGTGAAGTACAGCTTGAATTTGATATTCAATAATGCCAGCTGATTGAACAGTTACGCGATCAGCTGTTGGGCGCAGTTTTTCACCTGAAACATAGTCATAAACTTTCTGACATAATTCTGGTGTAGCTGAACCATTTTCAGAGTCCCGCTGCAAAATAGTAATAACAGCCTGAGAAGGTGAAGGTGAAGATGCATATGCATCAGCCACACGACCATCCGCACTGAGTGAGTGGAATTCATAAGCTGACGTTGGACCCGCAACGGATAAAGCATCAAATGCTTTGCTCGCTCTGTACCGTAAATCTTCATCACGTTCATATACCGCTGGTGTTGGTGGTGTTGTACTCAAATCTTCAGGGGAAATGACTAAACGCTTAATTCCATAGTCAGCCACTTTGGCATCAAGATCAGTATCTTCTGCATATGCCAAAAGTACTGCACGATACTGGGCATTAAGTTTTGATCTAAGTAAAACTTCACGATAAGAATTTTCTTGTAAAAGTTTAGTCAGCGGTTCGCTTTCACGTTCCAAAGTTTTTCGAATCTGATTCTGTTTATTGCTTGGCCAAAGTGCAATAAGGGCTTCTTTGCGCTCATTAAAAATGGCTTCAAAATCGAGTTCTTCTACTGCTTTTGGGGATTGGAGTTGGTTAAAATCAACACTCATAAGGAAGATCCAATTGAAAGGGGAACACTTAAAGAAGCTTGGTTATTGCTATCGACTAGAGTGCAGTCCATGTCTAAAAAATAGGAACCTTCTTCATTAGTTATCAGAGAAACAGAATTAAGAATGATCCTGTCTTCCCAACGTAAAAGAGCGGTTGCAGTAGCTGCATATAACTGAAGAGTGGCGATTTCATCAAAAGGGGAATCGATCAATTGAAAGATCAAAGAACCATATTCTCGACGCATGACTCTTGTACCAATGGGGGTAGTTAGAATGTCCTGGACAGATTGACGGATATGATCTAATTCAGTTTCAAGCTCACGGCCATTTTCACGTGACATCATGGAAATGGCACTCCAGTTGCCCCACCGCTATCTCCAGGATGTTTATGTTCTTTCAAACTAATTGAGCCAGCTTTAACATCAGCTTCAGTACTAAATGCACCAGTTGAATGACTACTACCTTGTACTAACTGGCTACCTCCAATGGTATTATTTCCAGTCATAGCAGTACTGCCATTAACCTGAAGATTCCCATTTATAGTGGTATCACCATTAATTGTTATCCCACCATCAGCAGTAACAATTGCTTTACCACCTGAAGGTAAAATGGCTGATAATTGATGGGCAGAAACGTCATAAGCAATAACGCATCCATCCGCGAAAACGCGGATTTTCTTATTTAAATCATCAGAAGGAGATGGGTGTTCATTGTTGTAAAGCCCATAGAAAACCACGCTTGTAGGGCCAATTTCGCCACAAGGGGAAATCACCATGACTTCCTCATCTAAAGAGGGTGGATCCCAAATTGAATCATCTCCTGAACGTGCATTAAAAAAGCGGATTTCAGGCGTAACGATATCGTCAAGATCTACCGTGACAAGAGGAATTGGTTTAGACGGATTTACGGTCTTGATTGTTCCGAACCGAATCAGATTTTCAAGACGACGATTGATGTCAGCATTCATGCCAACACTTTGCGTTAGAGTTTTTTAGTTTTCAGCAATGGGAACTTGTGAAAATGGTTTTCACAAGTTGAGCTATTTAATATTGATATGCTTGATGAATGAGGACTCAACCAAATTAATCTCTTTATCAGTAAATCCTAGCAATTCACGTTTTGGATAAACTGTATCTGGAGCAGATCTAGTTGCCCGATCTTTTAATCCATATTGATGTACCTTAGCAATTCGACTGACGCGACCAATGAAACCTACCGCAATTGATTCACTATTGCTTAGTACTTTTAGATGAGTGTTAGATTTTATCCGGGAAAACATTTTTCTTTTTATTTTTCCTTTCTGGTCACGTAAGCGTGTACGTCTAGCTGTATATGTTGAACCGTCAGGATTTTGCTGTGCTGTAATATGCTGGCGTTGGCTTGTTCGAAGATCTCGTCCAATATTTTTAGCCAGTTTTGCCCTTTCACCTGGGGATAAACGGTCTAATAATGGTTGAAGATATAGGGCAAGATCCTGAATATTATTCATGGGTTTTTACCTGGAAAGGGCATATCCAAAGAACGTCCTTGAATATTGGCCGTGCGCCATGTTGCCAGTGTAGATCCATCCTTATCTATTAATTCAAAATCTGTAGGTGAGCCAAACTCAGTATATTGTGGTTCAGTCGGGTAAGAGATCTCGAATTTCCCTTCAGCATTCTTTTTCACAATGACACGTTCAGTTAAAGGTATTTTAAAATGCAGATCATATTTGCTGTTATCAATGAGTTCAGCTTCGAAAGTAATGGCTTCTTTTACTTTATCTAGATTAGCCATGAGTTCGGATTGGTTATCCATAATCCAAGTGAATAGGACAACACCAAATACATCTACATCACCAGCATAATCAGTGATGATCATATCTAGTGTATAAGCCATTTCAAAGCTATATCCATTTGCTGCAGTACTCATTAATTTACCGTCATTTGCAAAGATGAGTAAGCGGTCCGGATCTTGAGGCAGATCCGGAATCGCATTCAGCAAATATTCACGTAAAGCATGGGGCTTTTTCATGCTGCAGTTTTCTCCCCATAAATAGGTTCAAGATGATCCCATTCTTTTTGGAATTTAGCTTGATAGCCAAGTTTCTTATAGTTTTTGCCGTTGTAGAGTGTAAACACTGTAGACCAATCTTGTTTTTGTAATGCTTCTAATAAGCCAGGTTTCCATTCAATAAACCGGATAAATGCTTCGAGTTGGTGACCTTCGCTAATCTGCTGTTGATCAACAAACTCTTGAACAGATGAATAACCGAGATCCTTCCAATTTTCGCCCATAATTTGGAACTGGCCCCAACTAGTAGATTTCAGGGCAGATTCTTTATGAATATTTATAGCCATACTTAAACGGGTGTATTCAGCTACGTCGCCTTTGTAACCCCCCGTTAATGTATTCACTAAATTTGGAGTAATTTTTACCTGACCATTTGCAAATGTTTTACCTAATGCTTGGCTTAAATAAAAATACATTCGATGACGTTCAAATAAAATTTTAGCCTTTCCGTTTTCAAGAAAGCCTACACCTCGGCCTTCAACAGCTCCAAAAACTCGAATAACTAATTCAGGAACTTTTAAACGTATTGCAGCTTTTTTATAGTCTTCATCTTTTAAAAGTTTACTTACTGAATCACCAGTTAAAGCTTGGCGAGTTTTATCACCGACTTTACCGTCAACTACTAAGCCAAAGTGACGCTGGAGTTGAATCACTGCAAATTCAGTACTCTCTCCAAAATGACCATCAATAGAAAGTGGCTTACCTTTAATGCCCTTATAACCCATTTTAGCTAATTGCTTTTGAAGAGTTGCAACGGCATCACCTTTTGAGCCAAATTTTAAAATCATGTCGTACTCCAAATGAGTTTGGCCACATTACCTTTTGTTCGCCAGATGAGCACTGCAAGAAGGATTGCAAAAATGGCATCCCAGAGCGTAACTGGATCCTTAAAAAATAAGATATGCACCGATTGGCCTAAAAAGGCGGCAATCAAAGTTGCTGCAAAGAAGGAATAGCCACGGTGAAAATTTCCTCCATGACTAAATGTTGCAATACGAAAACCGCAAATGAGATAAGCTAAAACAGCAACGGTTTGAAATAACAATTCGATCATGACTTGCCACCTCGAAAGATGTTCAAAATATCTGATAGCTTTGCAGTTTTAACCCAATCAACAACCTTGATTAATATGAATAAACAAAGTGTTGAAGTGATAAGGGCTGCAACTGCATCAGCTTTTAACAATGTATGTTCTGTAATTAGTGGTGCACTGATATAACCAATACCAGTGGCCAATAACATATTGCGAATACGTTGGTAAGCATTTAAATCTTTTTCAAAAGTTGCAATAAATGCTGCCCCAAGTACTGCACCTAGCAACGCATTACCATTAATAAATGGAAGCAATGACACTGCACTTAAAGTGGCAATGGTTGCTGTAGAAGTTGTTGGTTCTGGCATAAATTCTCTCAATCCCAAAGCTGAATGCTTTGAACTTTATTTTGTGGAGTTGGGATGTCTGGTAATTGAACTTTTGTACCCATTGGAATGAATGGACCAAATTCAGAAAGATGTGGATTGGCTTCTAATACTCGTTCAACTACACCAGTGCTACGGCCGTATTCACGCCAGCAAATAGCGTCAACTGTGTCGTGTTGGATTGCATAGACTTCTTTCATCTAAACTAACTCCACATTGAGGCGACGGACTTTTTTTAAATCACGGATGGCAAAACGCAAATCACGTTTATAGTCGTCAATTGTCGGTGTCAGTTCTTCAGCTTTTTGGCTACCGTTGTTTGTAGTGTCATAAGATCGATAACGTTCACAAAGTTCTGCACCAGCTGCAGCAGCAACCGCACGGAAATACAAAACAGCGGCGATAGGCTTTCCATTGACCTGTTTAGTTGTAATTTCCACTAAAGTTGGGGCTTTACTGAGTAAACTTTCCAGTTGTTCATTGACATGAATTACAGCAGCTTCTATAGCTGAAATAAGACGTTGATTTGTGACACTTGAATCTAAACGTAAAACTTCACGGATATGGTTGCTTGATACCGATGGAAAGAACGGATCACTATCGATTACAACGTCCTGATTTGAAAAAGTACCGTTTGCAATTAATCCAGACATTTTTATTCTCGGTTAAAAGAGAGGGGTGGAGATCTAAACCAAGAACACAACAAAAGAATGTTTGTTATTGTCAGATCTGCCCCTCGGTGGGTGCTTGGCACTCATTAAGAAGAAATATCCTCAAATACCTGACTGCCAAAATCATCGACAACAGGTGAACCATCAGCATTAAGTAATGGCTGAGGTGGGTTTTCTTCTAATTGTTTTTTCAGTAAGCGTTCTGCTTTCTGAAGTTCTTGTTTTCCGCCACAATTTTCATTGTGTTTAATGGCACGTTTTAAAAACGTTACAGCTAAGGCATAAAGCTCTTTTTGCAAATAAGTTCGACCCATAGCGACATAGAGTTTTGCCCGGATCTGGTCATGCATACTGAATGTTGAGGTAAGAGAGTTTGCTTTTTCTAAAATAGCTATGTCAAAAACTTCACCTTCAGTATGGGCAGCTTTGGCTGCATTTCCTACTTCTTCAGCAACAATGGAAGCTGTGTCTCGGTTGAAGGTATCGGGCATATCAAGGCCATACTTCAGCGCAAATTCTGCAATGCGGAGACCTTCTTCAAACATGCCAGCATCAAAACACCAAAGCATAATCGTCGTGACAATATCATCCCGCATGTGTGGAGTACGCTCTTCAACGGAAAGAACACCTTCCACATAGGGCATATATTTAGGGATCAATTTGGCTTTGTGCTCTGCACGTTCAATTTCAGATTTAATGCCACGTAGTAAATTCTGGTCGTTTTTTAATTCGGCCAGTTGTAATAAATACACGCTGGCATCTTCACGGACATCGCCAAATTCATTTTCAGTCTTAGCAGCTGCTTTAGCTGCTAATGACTGTAGACGATGTCGCCGAGCTGGACTCAACATAAATCACCTTATTCTTGAATTACGATGTTTTCTACAAATGCTACTTTGTCGTAAGTTTCAACAACATAGGCATCATTTGAAGATTGATATTCCTCAACTTGATCCATAGAGGAATTATCTGTAACTTGACGACGCTTACCATTTTCTTGAAAGTAAATTGATAAATTATCGAAAGAAGTTACGAGAAAGGCATCTTCAGGAAAGAAAGGAACACGAACAGCTGGTAAACCACCAATCTGTTTTTGACTTAATAAAATCTGACCAGCTAAAGTATCTGTATTGTCTTTAGAATTATTAACTAATGGGAAGTTTTTATCATTCAGTAATTGACGACCACAGATAACAACAAGATCTGTATCATCTTGATGAATTTCACTAATCAGATTATTTACTACATCAGTTACAACTGCATCTAAATTTTTATAGTCGCCTGTAGGACCTACTACAACTTTACCTGATCCAGCTACTACTTCTTTCATATGATGAGATGGAGCCACTGTACGAATTTTTTCTAACCATCCAATGTTTACATCTTGCAATAACGGATTTGCATTACGATCAGTAGTGGTTGCAACAGATTTACCGTTCCATCCAATCATAATCATATCTAAAGCAATCGCACGTTCTACAAAGGCTTTCCATTTTGCATAGAAATCAGGAAAACGTGCCCAAGCATCCATTTTTTCGTAACGTAAAGCGACGTCAAAATCAGTTTTTGCACATTTATAAGTATTTGATTCAAGACCAGTTGGATCTACTGGTTTTCGTGGAGTACCACCTTTTGTATTGGTGCGCCCAGCAATTGTAGAAGCTTGATTCAATCCGATTGCTTCACCTTCTAAGTCTACAACTGGTTGAATATTAATTTTCTTCAAAAACTCAGATGATTGCTGAACAGCATCAACCATTTTTTGTGCAATAGAAGGTTCAACACTAAACTTTTTTGAAGGATCTGCAATATTGTTTGCCAGAGCAATTTTTTCTACTGTGGCAGTGTATTTTTCACGTGTTAAATTTTGCATGACTTTTAGTACTCAACTCGTTCTGAGAAATTACCGTTGCTTTCTGGAGCAGGTGGTGTTTGTGGATGTGGCTCGTGGCCTAATTTTGTTTTAAGTTCTTTGAACTCAGTTTGAAGTTTTGAATGATTCTCTTTGAGATCACTTAGCTCTTTAAGTGTATTGCCAAAGGTCTTGGCAATTTCTTCAACTGACTTCGCAATTTCATTGAACTGGCCATTATTTTTTTGGCTTTGTTCTTCTTGTTTTGGGTTTAGCCAGTCAATAACTTTAGAAAATAAATTTGAAACAGGAGATTCATCCTCAAACTCTAGAGAGACTTCTTCAGCTGCAGTGAAAAGATTATCTTTATGCTGCTTTTTAGAAGTAAATGGATTTACATCTGGATTTTTAGATGCAAACTCCATAATTTGTGTTCCCAAAGATGCTGGGGTGTCGGTAAATGCAAGACCAACTAAATACGCTTCATTGGTATCAGCAAAGTTTGGATTGACTTCAATTGAGTTGAAAAGTTTCTGCTTTTTTTCATGCAATTCAATCAGGTTGTCAAAAGCTTCTAATTGAACATATAAAGCCCATTTCTTTTGACCATTAACAACATCTTCCTGGGCTTTTACACCAATAACTTTGGCATAATTACCGAAGGGGGTGTCAGGGAGAAGACCCCGTAAATGCTCAATATTAGCTAGTGCCGTATAAGTATCTTGGCTATAGTTTTTCGCCATTTGTTGAATCCATTCAGGTTCAATAATGCGACCATCTGTAGTTGCTCCAGCCACTGCAACTCGATAAAACTTGGATTTCTTACTCATGAGTGGTGAATCCTGCTTATATTTAAAAATTCATAATTTACGTAGTAAGCAGAATCGGAATTACACGAAAAAGAATCAATAAAACCCACTTGTGAAAACAGTTTTCACAATCCCACCTAAATGAATCAATAGTTTGAAATTGGCTTAATGAGCCAATGAATACTAAATCTGAAAATCCACCACTTTCTTTTGATAACCGCCTCTTAGCAAAGTTTTTATACTGGATGGGGTGGCGAATCAGCTCGATTGCAGAATACTTAAATGAAAATGATAAAAATGTTCATGCTTGGAAGGCCAGAGATGAATGGGAAAAACAAGCTCCGGAAGGTCGAGTTGCCCAGGCATTAGAAGCACAATTAGTTAAGCTAATTATTCTTGAAAAGAAAACACCAAATGATTTTAAAGAGATTGATTTGCTTATGCGCCAACTGGAGCGCATGGCCAAAATTAATAAATATAACAATGGTGGAAATGAAGCAGATTTAAATCCAAATTTAAAAAATAGAACAGCTGGGCCACGTAAGCCGACTGCTAAAAACGTCCTTACAGAAGAACAAATTGAAAAGTTACTTGAAGACTTTGATGATGGCTTGTTTGAGTATCAAAAGGTTTGGTACCGCGCTCGTGAACAACGAAATAGAGCGTTATTAAAATCCCGTCAGATTGGTGCGACATTTTATTTTGCGCGTGAAGCATTAATCAAAGCAGTAACTACTGGTCGAAATCAGATTTTCCTTTCGGCATCGAAAGCCCAGGCACACGGCTTTAAAACTTATATTAAAGACTTTGTTCTTCAATCAGTCGGTGTGGATCTACAAGGAGATCCAATCACCATCACTTTGCCTACAAATGAAACAGTTCAACTCATTTTCCTTAGTACAAATGCTAAGACAGCTCAAAGCTATCATGGTGATTTGTATTTTGATGAGTTCTTCTGGGTACATGGCTTTGCCACACTTAAAAAAGTGGCATCGGCCATGGCTGCTCAGAAACAATATAAAAAGACTTATTTTTCTACACCTTCCAGTAAATCACATGAAGCTTATAAATTCTGGACTGGTGAAGCGTTTAACAAAGGTCGTTCAAAAGATAAACAAGTTGAGATTGATACCAGCCATGATGCTTTAAGAAATGGTGCTCTCTGCAATGACCAAATGTGGCGTCATATCGTCAATATTTATGATGCAGAAAGACAAGGCTGTAACCTTTTTGATATTGAAGAACTGATTGCTGAAAACAGTGCAGATGAGTTCGCCAATCTATACATGTGTGAGTTTGTGGATGATGGCCAGAGCGTATTTCCTCTTAGCATCATCCAACCATGTATGGTGGATTCATGGGAGTTGTGGACGAAGGATTTTAAGCCACTAGCTACAAGACCTTTTGGAAATAAGACTGTTTGGGTTGGTTATGATCCAGCGGAATCAGGGGACAGTGCAGGCCTTGTTGTGGTTGCACCGCCTGAACCTGGTTATAACAAATTCCGTTTACTTGAACACCATCAATTCAAAGGAATGGATTTTGCCAGCCAAGCTGCATTTATTAAAAAGATCTGCCAAAAATATCGAGTTGCTTACATCGGAATGGATAAATCTGGCATGGGGACAGGTATTGCTCAATTGGTACAAGAGTTTTTCCCTAATCTAACTACATTCACATATTCGGTGGATGTCAAAACTCAATTAGTCATGAAAGGTATGGACGTTCTTAACAAAGGCCGATTCGAATTCGATGCTGGTGCAACTGAAGTAGCTCAATCTTTGATGGCGATTAAAAAGACCCTAACAGCTTCCCAGAAACAAATGACATTTGAGGCTTCGCGAGCTGAAAACATTGGTCATGCGGATCTGGCTTTTGCAATTTTCCATGCATTCTTTAATGAGCCGTTGTCACTGGATAACGACGGAAGTTCTAAAAAATCCACTATGGAGATTTATTAAATGTCTGACAGTAAAGTCCAGGCTTTTACCTTTGGAGATCCTGAGCCGGTTCTCAATAAACATGACCTTTCTCAATATTATGAGACTTGGTTAAATGGTAGCTACTATGAACCACCTGTTAGCTTGAATGGATTGGCCAAATCATTTTCTGCAACTCCTTATCTTTCTACTGCAATCATCTATAAAAAGAATCAATTGGTTTCAGCATTTAGGTCACATCAATTACTGAGTTCAGCAAGTTTTGAACGAATGGTGATGGATAATTTGGTTTTTGGTAATGGTTATCTTCAGCGAATTGATAATAAACTTAATGAACCTATGCAGTTCAGAGGGGTAATGGGGAAATATATGCGACGCATGAAGGAACCTAATAAATATCTAATGTTGACTGAAGGGTATAAGGAACATGAGTTCGCTCCAGGAAGTGTTTGCTGTGTAAAAACAACGGACATTAATCAGGAAATCTATGGCGTACCGGAATATATGTCAGCATTGCAATCAGCATGGCTTAATGAATCGGCGACTCTATTCCGTCGCAAATACTATAATAACGGATCTCATGCTGGTTTTATTTTATATATGACTGATACCCAAATAGATGATGAAGATGTGGAGGGAATTAAACAGGCTATGAAAGATTCACGTGGTCCAGGAAACTTTCGTAATCTTTTCCTGCATGCGCCTGGTGGAAAGAAAGATGGACTTCAACTTATCCCTATTAGTGAACTGGCTGCTAAAGATGAGTTTCATAACATTAAGGCAATTACACGTGATGATATTCTTGCATCATTCCGTACTCCTCCACAGCTGCTTGGAATCATCCCATCAAATGCTGGCGGATTTGGTTCAATCAGTGAAGCAAGAGAAGCATTTTGGTATAACGAAATTGTTCCAGAGCAAGCACGTATTGCAAATACAATCAATGAATGGGCCGGAGAAACGATTATCCGTTTCAAGACCTATGGTGAAGTAAACTACAAAGGGCAGGATGATCCTAAACCTACCTGA